ACACTCTAGCGTTCTCTCATAAAGAGTTTGATCTTTATTTAATTTAATTTTATCTATTTGTTTTTTATAATACTCGTGTAATTTCGTTTTATTTGATAGTATATTATTATTTTCTTTTTGCTGATCTTCTTCTGGGAAATTTACAGCATGGACACTATGTTGTATCATCATTTTGAGATCTTCGTAAGCGTCGGCACTTGGCAATCTTTGCAAAGTCTGTATAATCATATCTAATACTTCATCATCATGAAAAGCATTATATGCCAATTGTTCTTTGTTTTTCATCATCAATTTGATTAAAGGAAGATATTCATCCATATATTTGCCAGGGTTTGCTTGAATCAATTCAATAAATTTAGAAACAAACAATGACATTAAGTTTTTGAAATTAGATTTTCCAATTGCTTTCTTAGATGACATAATATCTGTATCAAATGCATCAGAAAGAGCAACTTTTAATCCATCTATCCATCCACCAGTTCTAGGGGCCTCTACTCTTCTTTGGCGTTTTAAAATATTAGTAAAAACTGTGTTGTAATTAGTATGTAAAATTTTCCATCTAGGATCATCTTTAGCTAAAAAGAAAGGCAAATCTAAATCAACTCCATCGATTTTGTAATCAAAAGCTCCTTCTGGCTTTATTCCTAAATAATAATTACCTTTATCATTTAACTTTTTCTTTTCATCAGATGATAAATTCAAATAAGGAGCAAAATCACTTGCAACTTTTGCTTTTTGCTTTTCGCTTAATTTTGGATTGAATATATTAAAATCTATTACTTCTGGATCTTCGAGTTCTTCTTTGGGTGGTGATGTATCAGTCTTTTCTGCCTCTGGCTTTGTTTCAGGGACTGGCACTGGAGTAGTAGTAGTTGTTGTTACAATAGGCGAAGGAGGAACGGTAGTAGTTGTGGTAGTAGAGCTTGTTGTAGTTGAAGTTGTGCCGGTTTCTGTATCAGTCACAGGAGGTTCTGGGAGAACATCTGTGCTTTCTGGTTCATCTATTTTCTCAGCGTCACATTTGCCTTTTGAAATGCATCCTTGAACAAATTTAGTTAACTTTGTTTTTAATTGGCTTGCCCAATTATCGAGAAGTTTTTCAAATTTTGTTGTTCCAACGGCCTCATCTAAAATGAGAGCACTCTCTTTTAAAATATCAAGTTCATTTTTCTTACTATATGATTCGGCATATCCTAGAGCGCCTAATCTATTTCTATGATAATATGGATTTGAAGTCGTATCATGTCCATGAACTAAATTATTCCACCAATTCCTAAGCATATCAAAATATGATCTACTAGGAATTGGTTGAGACATTATTTGTCTTTTTAGTTTTTCAACTTCATTAGATATAATTGTCTTCAAATCTTGTAGTAAAAGATTTAATTTCGCATTCCCATCTTCTTCATTAAATACATTATTCTTCATATAGTATTTACTTTTTTTATAATATTTTCTTCAATGACATTAATTTGCTATCAAAGTCATGGAATGGAGAAGAAGCATATTGCAAATTCATCTCATCGAACTGTGATTCCTCATCTGGAGTATGAATATCAAAATAGAATGATCTGCCTTTTTTGCCTAGCAATTTGAACTTATGCATGAGCAAGAAAGCGGCGGCTCCTAAATCTGTGACAAATTTGTTCGATTCAATCGTAAAAGGATATTCTTCGAGTTTTTTGAGTCCCATAAGACAATGATCAAAATAGTGGAATTCACTAAACAAATATGCTGTTTTTAAATCTTCAAATTCTTTCAGCTTTTCTTTAGCAACCTTGAAAATAAAGGTTTTTTCTTTTCTTCCAGCAAGTTGATACTGATGCATAAGTACATAAGCAGCAATACCAAGGTCCTGTACTGGCTTGGAAACAATTTCTTTATTCATTTTTAAATTCAGCCTTTCAATTTGCGTTTTCTGCCGCTACGAGGCAACCTCTAGCGACACTAAATAATGGATCTGCGGGTCTAATGACCTCTCCCACAGGAATAGAAAGCTCTGCTGTTTTCAGAGTTTCAGCGAAAATTTCAGTGAAGCCAGTAGCACTAGCAGTTCCTCCGGCTACAATGAAATCTACTGGATTTTCAGATTTGACTGCTTTTTTTGAATTTGCAAGTCCTTCTTTAATACCAGTAATAGTTTTCTCTATCATCAAACGATATTGAGTGATAATTGCTCTTTCTACGAGACTACTTGGTTGTTTGCCCAAATCAACTTTCATTTTCTCTTTATTAATAAAAGTTGGGCTTTCTCCTGTTGCTTTTGCTGCTTGTTTGTCTATCCAGTCACCAGAGTTTACAATGGCAAATTGAAATATTGGAGCGCCATACATAGCATAGCATACATTAACCATGCCTGCGCCACAGCTTACGCCAACACCAGTGAATGCTTTTTTAGCTAGTTCTGCATAAACAAGTGCTAATGCTTCATTAATTGGTTTGGCCTCAACTTTGAAACCATCATCTGATTCATAGCCCTTAAATATGGCTTCAAGAACTTTAGTATGGTAGTCAGCGTCTGTTTCTTGGTTAATTGCATTTGCTGGCACGCTATAGTAAAGCTTGGTTCCATCTTTACTAATTGGATCAATTAGACTGTGGGCCATGATTGACATTATTTGAAAAGCATCTTTCTCTTTTGGATTAACACATCCATCTTTCATAGGTCTTTTCAATTCCAACGATGGGAGTGTGTATGCCATATTAACGGCTGATTCTCCCAAGGCATATGCTACATTTTCTCTTTCTATTAGAGGCACTCCCGCTTGTTTCATCATGTTAAAAACAAATCGGTTTTCTAGTGGCAAGTCAATAAATGCATTTATTTCACGTTTATATACAAAATTATTTTTATCATCCCTTTTGCAAGACACTAAGTTCCATGTGCCAAAATCAAAGCCTACACTAGACATAAAGACCTCTACTTTCCAAAATTTATTTTTTTTGATGGGCCGAAATCTGGAATTTCCCACTGAACATCGTCATCAGATTTCTTGATAATTTTCTTTGTTATCTCATTTCCTGTATCTGTTGCATCAATAGAAGCGATTCCTCCATTTTGATTTAAATTAATATTCAAATCAAGCTTTAAAGAAATAGTCACTTCGCCATTTTGTGAAACTACTTTAACAGTATTTGGTGTAATTAATTGAGCCATCGTTTTAATTTAGTTATCTTAATTTATTTATATGAATCAAGTAGTTTTTTCCAGCCTTTTTTAATCATTTCGGGACTTATTTCTTCCAAGCATGGTTTTATTGTATCTGTTGTTCTTGGACAATTGTTGTAATTGAAACATGGGCCGCAATCTTCAATATTATTTGCATTATACTTTTGGACTACTATACATTTTGAATAGTACTTACAAATTTCATATCCACTTGTGTAAGAAAATATTCCAAGAGTTGGTATGCCATATCCGCCAGCACAATGTAAATGACCAGTGTCAGTAGAAACAATTAAGTTACAAAAATTTATAAGCGACATACTTTCTTGCAAGTTTAAGTTGCATATTTGTGGTATTTGTAGTTGGTTTAATTCTAATATAGGCACATTGTGATGGCCGATAAGAAAAAATTCCTGAGTCATTTCTTGTACAGATTTCATTTGAAAAAAAAGTAAATTTTTTGCGCCAATAGCTGAGTGCGGTGTAAAACATACCAATTTTTTATGACCATCCCACCCTTTAGATTTCAGTATTTCAATTATTTTTGTATAATTTTCCTTATAATTTGGCATAAACATATTATGATTTAATAATTTTGATCCCATATATTCTGCCCATATATCTGCTCTATTTTTATCTGTTTGTTTCTTTTTTGACCATTCATACTTTGTACATGAATATGTTAAGTTGTAAACAGCCAAGTAATTTTCAAAATTAATTTGATTATGAGGTATTAGATTTTTCACATATGGATGTTGCGCTGCTGCAGGAAAATACCCGTGTGGCAAAGCCCAATCAAATTCAAATTCTGGATATTTATTTTTGAGATCTTCAAATATCATTCTCATATTTAGTATATCGCCATATCCGCCTGAATCTCTTAATATGAGAATTTTGTTTTTAATTTGATTAAATTTATTGAATTCTAATTCAGTTTTATTTTTTTTCAAAGTGATAAGTTTCATTCCATTAAAATAAAAAAGGGAGCAAATATTTGCTCCCTTTTCTTAATTTTTTATAAAATATGCTTATGTGTAGCAAACTGATTCGATGCTCGAAATTACTTGATAATTTACTGTGCTGTCTGTAGATGTTAACGATAGGCTAGAAAGAACCATATCTCCATTGTTGAAGATCTGAGTATTGCCCGCACCTAATGGGAAAGTAGCAGCAGCTAGTCCATTTAGGGCAACATTTGCTGTGCCACTATTAATTGTGATTTGAGCAAAACTAGCATAACCACCACCAGAAGCTGTGAAATCAATACTTGCTGTTGCGCCTGAAGCTACTGTTGAAGCATATACAGCGGGGAATGTGTTTTCTCCGGGCTCTGTTGAGTAAATGCTTCCGTCATCTGTGACTACCTCAATAAAAGCTTGATCATGAGGAAGTTGAGGGTAAGCATATCTTTTCCAGTAGTTGCAATCAGTAAATGTGCTTCCATCTACTAATTCACGATAAGTGCCGTTTGGACCAGCTACAAACATAGTTCTCTGATAAGAGGCACCACTCCTAAGACCAGAGCTGATGACATAACTATCTAGTTTACCCATATATTGATTATCAAGCACTACTTTGAATACGCTCATTTAAGGCTCCTTATGAGAGACAGACTATAACTTATGTAATATTTATACTTTTATTGTTTTATTTTAAAAATAATATTCGGTATTATTTAATATCAAGATTTCTAATATTTTGGAATTTAGCAAAATTATTCTTGTATTTATCGAAATATTTATAACAAAATATATAAAGATGTTCATCTTGATGATTTTCGAAGGAATTATCTACGAATAGATACAAGCTGCCTTTGTTTGTTTTTTTCTTTTCTAAAAATGTTTTTATAACACTTTTTACTTTAATTGAATCTTTTTCTAGATAAACGAAGGCAAAGTTATCTTTAATTGTGTATAAATAATCTATGGAAAACATGAATTTACCACCTGAAAAAATAATGACAGATACTTACGAAGCATTTTCAGAGTTAAGCAAAACACTAGGTGAAGAATCTATATATAAAGAAATCATGTTGGAAGAACTTTTTAAAATAATTTTGAGAATAAAATAATATGCAGTATATTTTACTTGCAAAGAGAGATAAGAGTTTTGTTGAAATACTTGCATATAGTAAATTGCAAGACAATAATATTTCTAAAAGAAATGTTAGCACGAAAGACTTAAATTTAACTTTTGAAAATTTACAAAAACTTGAAAATTTCTATGATAAAAAACTTATGAATTACGAACTATTAGTTGAAAGTGCTAAAAGTTTCGGAGAGCTTCAAGCAAATCTAAGGTCAAAGGGTTACAAAATCATACCTCAAGGATCTAAGCCAAAACTTTTTGTGGAAAATCAAAATTTCCTTAAAATAAATGAAGTGTCCAAGAAAAAAGTAGTTGAATTCAAAATAACCGTTGAACATAATGAATCATCCGAGTAATCCTCTTAAGGAGATTCATCATGTCTGGCGGCAATAGAGCTTCTTATATTTTAGTCATAATTGTTTTGATAGCTTCAATTACTGGAAATATATTTTTATATAATAGCCAAAGAAACTCACAGTTCTTGTTAAAGATTATGACTGAAAGACTCAAAATAAATGAAGAGGAAAAATCGGAAATTGCATTCTCACAGTTTTCAAAGCTGAGTGAAAATGTAGTTGAGCTTGCGAGAGGGCAAGGAAGAATAGAAGCTTTTGCTACACTTGCTAACAATTTGCCAGTTCAAGAATCTGATGTTTCAGCAATTTTCCATGCTGGTCTTGATTCAGGTTATGGAACTGCTTTGCAACTCATAGATTCCATAATTTCTAATATGGATGAAAAAGTAGTTGCAACTATTCAGAAAATTCCAAATGTTGAGGAAACTAGAATACCTGCTGGAAATGTTAAGAATGCAATATCTAATACTAAAGATATTTTGGATTATTGGAACTCATCCAAGAAAACTATACAAAACACAATCAACTCTAAAGTAAGAGACGGCAAAAAATCTGAATACACATGGAAAGATAGTTTGATCACAAGAGCTAGAAAAGCAGAAATAGATTTGATGCTAGATGAAGCAAGGGAAGAAGGTAGGCTTCAAGGATATCACGATGCCACAGAAGATGGTGTTTGCCCCGCTCCCGGCGCAACTGCGCCAAAAAAAGTAGAAACAAATAAAAAATAGTTATTGTAATTGATTAAAAAGGGAGCAGAATATTCTGCTCCCTTTTTTTTCATTCTAGATGTTCTTTATTAATATAGAACTTGCCTTTTTTAGTAACTACAAGACAAGTATTTTCAAATATTTTTTTTACTCTTCCACCATTTTTGAAAAAACATTTTAGTATATCTTTAGTTGTGTTTTCTTGGTGTGGGCAATCAATATTTTCAAAAATTGTTTTATGATCAGATTTTGGTCTCACATATGAATTTTTTACAATCGCTGATTCATCATGTTCTGAATTGACCCACTTTTTGAAGTCCTTCAGAAAATCATTAGTTATACTATGAAATCCATCTTGTTTATTCATCGTTAATCACTCTTATAAAATCTTCTTCTTCAAGATATTTAGCAAAGCTAAATGATTTTTTTAATCCAGTATAAAAAACTTGTAGCTGATTATTTTGTATTTTATTCCAAAAAATATTTTTATTAACTACATCATTTGCAAGTTTTTGTTGTGGATAAATATATTTTTCATCTTCAACTTTTTCCATTCCGTCTTTGAATGTATCATATCCCTCTGAACAAAAAGCTAAAAATATTCTTTTTGCATTAAAATGCATAGCACAATTAAATGCGCCAACTATTGGATTCCTGTAATCATCTATAAAAAAACTGGCCCCTTTTGTTATGGGGCTGGCAAACAAATAACTAGGAGTGTTTGTATAAAAGTATTTCATATTTCTATATTTTTTAATATATTCGTGATTGCATCTTTTGCTTGCAATTAAAATAGGTAAAAATTTTATATTGGTAGGCGGGTTCAATTGATTGATAAGATAGTATTGAGGTACTTTTGCACTTTCCCAAAATCGCAAAGAGTTATTGACAGATAATACTACTTTTTTTTGAGATATATTTATTTTATCAAATACATTTTTATGATTCTTATAAAATCCATATCCATTTGATACAATTACTACTGTTTCCCAATTAAAATTTTCTATTTCAATATCTGGTATATTCAATTTTGAGTTTTTTATTTCATTTTCTACAAGAAGTTTTACTTCTTCTTCATTAAAATAATTGTTTATATCAATAGGTGAAACATTTGGTTTTTTTGGATTTCTTATCCAAATATCATCTGATTTACAATATTCATTTCTGTCCTCATTTACTTTTATGTTTACAGTTTCTTTGTCTCCTTCAAAATTAAGGACTGTTACTTTTTTAATTGCTGAATTTGACACACTTACTCTCCAAATATTTCGCCAACATCTGGTTTTACAGCGTTGTTTTTATCTTGTACTCTTAAAATATTATTTTCTTCTGTTTGTATTTTAACAAAAGGTATTTCAGATATTGCTTTCGAAATAAAATCAGAAATTTCTCTATTTTTAATTTCTTGACTCATTTCGCCAACCACATCAACTTGAATTGGCATATTAATTTCTTCGGTTATAATTTGTGGTTTTGCAAGTTTATTTTTTATATCGTCTAGATTTAAATGAATGTGAGGTGCTCTGCCTAATTTAGAAAATTTCTCTTCAAAACTGAAAGCAAAAGATACAGAGCAATCTGTAGTAGCAGTTTGTCCAAAAGTGCTTCCTGCGAACGCTGGCTGTTGACAACCACAAATTGCTCCTTCGACTGTAGGGCAGTAATCAGTTTGTGTCCAAGCTCCAGGAACAGCCCAAGTCCATCCGCAAGTACCACAAGATCCACCTCCACCTCCGCCGCCACCATCACCAGCACACTCTTGAGGTTTGCAAATTGGCGGAAGTCTTCTTGTGCAAGGTGTTTGGGTTGATGTTTCGAGAACTGGAGGAGCATCTGGATAGGGGCATGCACATTCAACACAGCACCGAGTATTTACTTCATCCCCATTTGTGTCTGCATTACAAGGGATCGCAGAATCGCCAAATAAAGCATCGTCTGGCTTTCTACACTTGCAACTACCATCTCCTTCAAGATCAGGAGCGCACACTGCATTATTTACTAATCTCCACCCTATGCCATTAAGACACAACCACCCACAACATGGCTCTACATCAAGTTCTATGCCCGGACATGCACTTGGAACTCCATTTGCATCTAGGGGGCCACATGGTTCCCCAAATCCACCTTGATGAACCCATTTGACTTCTCCTAATACATCCATAGCAGTCCAATTGCAAGTGCCACAACCTTGAGGAGCAGGAGTTGTAGTTGTTAGACAAGCTCTTTGCAAATGTTGTCCAGCATTTCCGGGAGGAGTCGGTGGTACACCAGGACAGTCACAGCCGGGAAGTCTTACTGGCGGGAAGACAGTTGGCAAATAGTCATGACAATAATCTATAGCGGAAAGAGCCCATTCATATGGACCGACATCAAGTATACAAGGCAAGTCAACCAGTTCTCCATTTGCTGGATTTGCAGGGAATGACCCTGGGAACTGATAATATGCTGCCACCCAATTTAAACAAAGGCCAGATGCACCGCAATTAGCACCACATGGACCATTTTTGACTAATGTATAAATTTTATTTACAGCATCATATTGATATCTACATGCTGTTTGATCATCACATGTAGGATTATCAGCAACGTATACACAATTTCCACATCCAGATGGTCGACCAGTAGTGCCTGGAACTGGTGTTGTAGTCACACAACATAATTGAACCAATTCATCTGGATATAAAATTGGCACATTCGGCTCGTCTGGAGGGCATTCGCAACCTGCAAGACAGTAATTTGTTGGGCCTTCCCATTCGCCATCCAAAGCTAAACCAGAAACTCCATAACAATAACAGAAATCTTTATATTCATCTCCGTCATTTGGATTTACTGGTAACAGATTAACCATTTGCTCTGGATCTAAACATTCGCAATCAGGGCATCCGGGGCATCCCAAAGAGTCGTCTAAAACCCATCCTGTCCCAGCAAAATAAGTGTAAACACAATTTGTGCCTGTTCCACCACACACAGTTGCATTGAAAACATAATCACAATAACCACACGTACAGCTAGGAGCAGGAGTTGTAGTAGTTGCACAAAATAAAGTTGCATATCTATCATCCACAATATCTCCACCATAAGATGGAGGTGGCGGACATTCGCATCCAGGCTGACAATCATCAGAAATGAACTGCCAATGTGGCTCACTGAGACAAGGCAAGTCTCCAGAAATAAATGGATCAACATCTGGGACTTCAGGCAATTCGCCTCTTGCAATTCTTACTTCCACTGATTCGCATTGGCAACTAAGTCCATTTAGCTTGAAACAACTGCCGTTGACAAAAGACCACGCTGCATTTTCGTACTTATAAATACAGTAATTTTTTGATGTATTGTCTATTACAGAGCATTCGTCATATACCCATTCATAATAACATGTGCCGCAATCTCCTCCAGGTGTTGGTGTCGGCGTGGGTGTAGGTGTAGGTGTGGGTGTAGGTGTGGGTGTGGGGGAAGGGCTAGGCGAGGGCGGTGTAGGCGAGGGCGGTGTAGGCGAGGGCGGTGTAGGCGAGGGCGGTGTTGGCGAGGGTGGTGTAGGTGAGGGTGGTGTAGGTGAGGGTGGTGTTGGCGATGGCGGTGTTGGCGATGGCGGTGTTGGCGATGGCGGTGTTGGCGTAGGTGTTGGTGTCGGCACTGGGCAATCTTGAGGCCTTTGCCCAACTGAATAACCTATTTTTACGCAAACTCTACTGAAAGTAAAACTTGTGGTACTTGGGGCAATAATATAAAACTTCCAAGGACTTGAATTCAGCGCTTCGCCTGTAAATGTTCCAAGATCTCCCCCATATGACGGAGCTGGAGCGGGTTCTACTAAAGTTACTCTTCCAGCCGATCTGCTGTTGTTATTGCCATTAGGGGATGGTCTATATTTGCCACTTGTAAGAGCACCTACAGAATAAATATCAGATGTGCCTGTATCATCAAAATTTATATTTATGGGACCAGAAAAAGAACCATGAGTCGATGAACTTCCCATAAGTAGAACTGTAGATCCAGCCCCACTTTGTAATAAAAACTTTATAGAGCCATAATCGCCTTTTGTAATTTGGAAATTTGTAATTTGTACAGTAACATTATTAATTATTGGTTCGTCGCCTGGACATAATGTACAAACATCTGTTGAGTATGGATATTCTGTTGGAATGCCATTAACTACTGAAACATTAAAATCACAATTTACACATATATTTGTATTTAAATCTATTCCAACTGGTGTAATTATAATTTCACTTGGAATGTATACTGGAGTAATTACAATAACACTTGGAATATATGGGACATTCAAGAATGGAATTGCGCTTGGAATAGGAGGAGTAATAGTGATTTGTGATGGAATTTGAATAGGGCCGAATGGTCCTATGTCCAAACATGGAAATATAATTGGCGGAAACTGCAAGTCATTATTAGTATTTACACCAGGTTCACATCGAAGTGGGTCGGGAGGAGGCACATCAGGAACTGGAACTGTTAAATCTAATGGAATAATAGGTACTAAAGGCTCATTTACTTCAGTCCTTTCTATGCCTGTAGTAGTTATTTCGCATCTTGCAGATACTACTGTTACTGCTGGGTCTACTTTTACATTAGGAGCGTATCGGTGTGTGCCGGAAATATTAGTTGTAGTTGAAGTTCCATCCCCGAAATCAATCAAAAATGATTGATATTCTCCAGTGATAATAAGGTTATAAAATATTAATGTGCCAGTAACGTTATCTTGGCTTAAAGTATAGAAATAAAATGTTACATCAGCGCAAAAGTCATCAACTATAGGATCTAATCTTGCTAAGTTTCTTATTCGCCAGTCTAATGTTTCTTTGACAGTTGAGTTTTCGACTCCAACAAAATTTTCAAGGTTAACAATAGCTCTTGCAAGTTGATTATGATGTTCAGCTAAAACAAACCCTCTTACATATGTGCCAGCAGCATTGAATTTTGTGTGAGATCCGCCTAAATTTCTGATACATCCTAAGAGTCTGATAATTTTTCCAGTAGCGTAATCTTTTTCGACGTTATCATAATATATAAGTTCCCCATCAATATTAACAAATCCATTGTCTGCCCAAATTTCAGGTTTGTTAAGATCGACTGGAACTATGCCAATTTCAGTAGCCCATGCTTCAAGATTTTCACTTAAAGTGGTTTCTGAGGTGTTATAGACCTGAAAAAGAGTGTAGTCTGAATCGTACTCTTTTGGGTATAAAACTTGGGGCGGATAACTTATAGCCAATTTTTACCTTTCAATATGTTGTCATAATCCATTGGTTTCCATCTGGTCTACTATTTAGTTTAGTAAATGTTAAGTCTAATTCATTAAATTTTGTATAAGCATTTGAACTGTAATCAAAACTTAGATATGCATTTCTATCACCATCTGTAGATGCCAGAAGCGTATTTGTTTCATCATCGTAATCAACTACAGAAGTATCTTGCATTTGCTTGAATTGAACTGAGTTGATTCCAGGGCCACCAGTCCTCCAAACATCTAAGTTGGTATCATATTGTGAAACAGATCCGCTATTGTTGAAAAAGAATAAACCGCTGGTCAAATTTACTAATTGGCCTTCTAGTTTTACTGACCCTAGCATATCTCCTAATTTTTTGAATCCTCCTATATCATTTCCTTGTGATTGGAATGATTCGTAAAATAGAATTATTCTGAAATTTTCGCCAACAAAATCATTTTTCAGAATATATGCTGTTTGATCTCGATTAGCTGTTCTATATGTTGAGAAATATCCGTATTCTGATTCACCAGAAGAATTAAATTCAGCAGCGTTTTCTTGTAATTCAGTTGCTTGTCCTAAAAAGTCTTCAGAAGTAAACGAAGCAGCTAGTATAGTGTTTGTAAGAGTATTGTGTATTTGTATGCTTTCCCAATTTGTAATAGACAAACCAGGAGATTGATTTGTAGTAAGGTTGCCAAGCATGAAATAGCTTAGATCCCCGAAATCGAAAGCAACCCAGTTCCAAGGTCTTGTAAATGTTTTAAAACTGTTATAAGTTTCTAAGTATCCATTATACTCTACTGATATTATTTCTTCGATTGATATTGGCTGTGTAGCGTTTCGCCCTGTAGCATAATATAAAAGACAAGAACCGCTAAGTCCTGACACAACGTTTCCAATAGATTTTGCAAAAGTGTTACGTTTAAATTCTCTTACTAATTGCGCTGTATTTAAATATTGCCCTTCTAAGAAAAGTGGATTTACATTTATTGAACAAAATGAATTCTGTTTAGTTTTAAAAACTTCAGTAGTAAATCCCATTTCTGAACTTTGAATTACATTTGTAGAATCACCAAAAAATGTAAACAACCATATATTTGTTCTTTCTACGATATTAAAATAAGAATCAAAATTTGTAATTCTGAAAGATTGGTTTTCTGTATCACATCTTAGAGATATGTCATAGACTCCGCCAACGCTGTATAAAGCACTTGTTGTAGAGCTATTTGCATGATCTATATCATCAGATAAAAACCATGTATAAGTAATTATTGGATCTAGGATTTTGCCAGATTCATCTGTAAGTTCACCATTATTTTCTACAGTAATTACTATTTGTAATCCAACTGGACTTTTGAAAATTCCATTAATAGGTTGTTGCAGCCCAGTGGTTAGTACAGATAATGTTGATTCATTTGGTGCTGGATATCTAGCATTAATTAGATCTCTAATAAGATAAGTATCTTCGCCAAAATCATTAACAACACGCAATGAAACCGAATATATTCCTGGAGTTGTGTAAGTTTTTACAATAGTACCACCGTCTGTATCTTCTATTATAGAATTTACATCTTGCACTGGAACTTCATCTGTGTATTCTTTATAAACAATATTGCTACCAGTTGCATCTCCAAAGTCCCAAAAAAACTTAATTTCATTTTTTGGTATTTGATCACCAAGTCTAATGCTCTGATTAGTAAAAGTGCAAGTAAGAGGAGCAAGTCCTAATCTTTTATCAACTGTAAACCATGCTTTTGGTTCAAAAGCTAATCTGGTAGCACAATTTGTTCGAGCTTCAATAGTACCTTGTGTTGGCACACAAGCTGCTTTTCTATCATCAATTCTTTTGCCTGCATACTGTTGAATTGCTTTTATAGATTCTTTAATAGAGTTATGATGTTCTGCCATAACATTCATAACAACAGTCGTTACTATGCTAGGCTTATCAGAATCAACAAATCCATCTAATTTTGTTAATCCAGAAAATATATTGTTTGCAAAAGATGTATAGTAAAAAGATAGTGCTCTTAGATCTGGTTCTGAACATTGCTCAACTAAAGTAATGATTCCATTTGGCGGAAATAAACTTGTTTTGTCTTGATCAAATTCTACTTGTATTTCTTGATCGCCAGCCATGTAGTCTCTAGCGAGTTTCAGGTATACAGAGTCTTTGACAGAGTATAAATTTGTGTCGTTGTCTAAAGATACAGGATAATTTATTTCTGGAATCATTTTATGTTACCATGATAGTTTCAGTTAAAAATACTCTTAGTACTCTTTGTCCTACAAGTTCAATTAATACTGAAGCATCATAAGAGCCGGGATTTTCATATTGATGCTGTGCTGTATGTATGTTTGGATTTGTTATCAAAGAAGTCGTTCCATCTCCAAATTGCCACAATCTATTTGTAATTTCCGCTCTAGTCTGATCAACAAACAAAAAATTTGTTGGCTCCATGTTTGATTTGGCTGCCGTTTTTTTTGAAACACCTACAAGTGGGCTTGCGTATGTAAAAGGCAAAGCATAATCATTTGCAACGCTGATGTATTCTTTTTTTGTTGTAAATCCTTGAGCACCCAAAGCTGTTATTACTCTAAATGTAATAGTATAATTGCCTGGAGCTTCATACGTATGAGTTGGATTCTTGTCAAATGAACTGCCGCCATCTCCAAACTCCCAAAAGAATCTAATCGCATTTGAATTACTAAATGTATGGAAGTTAACAGTAAGAGGTGGAGCGCCAACAGTTGGAAAAGCTCTGAATAATGCTTTAGGGGAAAGTATTTTTGATTCTTGAATCTTGAGAAGGCCAGTCAAAGTATCTTCTCCAACTGCTTCCTCAACACCTAAATATGTTTCAAGATTTATAATTGCATCTTTTATTGAGTTATGATGCTCAGCCATAACTCCAGCTTCTACTGCTGTTCCTACAGGCCAAACACTTTGTTTTGTTGAACAAAAGCCTCGTATTAGTTGTGTAAAAGTATTATTTGTTCTTTTATTGTAATAAACTAATTCAGAATTTAATCCTATTTTATCTCTCAGAAAAAGTCTCAATATTCCTTTCTCTGGAAATTTTAGAGCATCATTATCTGGTACAACAATAAGTTGATCACTGACTGAAATGAATTGTAATGTTTTGCTTGAAGCAAGATTTTTAGCTTCGTACAATGTTTCATAATTATCAATAGCGCTTTTGTAAACTGATAAATCACCAGCTACATAACCTGAATCATATGATGTTATTTTTTCTATTGCCATATACTACTTATTCTTTTCTGTTAGCTTTTTTTGATTCTCTATTAATGCAGAAGCAAATTGATTTTTGATTGGAGCTGTATCTGGAAGACTTAAAATAGACTTTGCCAACTCTGGATTTATTGGATGTCCAAGCAAAGTATATACATTTAGTTCGTATTTGAACTTTGTATTCCAATACTCATTTTGCGCTGTTTGATTATCCCAATCTAATACTTCATAATCTTTTGTCAAATTGTTAAAAATTTCGAGTATTTTATTTGATTCTGCAAGTATAACTTCTTTTTTTTCATTAAGTTTTGAAAGAGTATTCTCTAATGTTTTTAACAATCTTTCTTTTTTTCTAACTACTATTTCTATTTCTTTTGCTTCAATAAATTTAATTTCAAGTACGTTTGATTTTGGAAGTCTTAATTTTGTCTTTTGAATTTTTAATTTTTGCAACTCAATATTATCTTTTGCTTGTTCTAATTCAAGTTCTAGGTTCTGAAGAGACTCATATCTATTTTGTAGTTCTCTAATACATTGCCAAATTTTAGATTGTTTAGTGTATTCCTTGCCAATCATGAAATTTTCTATCTGAAAATCAGAATGCTTAGATGAAACTTTATGTTTGCTTACTACTTCTTTTATTTTTTCTACTATTTCGCTCATTTCATACGTCTAAAGCCTGTACTATTGCTTTAAACTTTGCTCCTTTCGTAATCGCTCTATCAGCCCATTCTAATTTAGTTAATTTCAAATCATTTCCTGTCAAGAAATTGCCTACTGTATTAAAGAAGTTTTTATTCAATAAAAGACCATTCACAGACCCATCAACAAAATTCCAAACTCTATCAACAACAGGAAAAATTACATCTGAAAAATTATTGATATATCTTGATAATTTTGTATCTATATTTTTCTTTATAGAAGTCCCTGAAAATATAAAATACAACCATTCTGCTTTTGCTTTATTAAAAGATTCGTTAATCATACATGTTATGCAGTTATTTGACTTATATGTTGGATAATAAAATTCTGATAACGATGAATTTTGCGGAATGACCACAAAAAACTCATACTTGTTATTAAAATTTACAAAACTTTTAACCGTGCGATCTATATTTTTAGGCGAACCATCAAGGCAAAGAAGAACAACTTCCATGTTGATATCTTTTGCTGCATAATACATGATTCATACCAATGTGACTTCGAAATCGATCTTAATTATGTCATCAGCGGTGACTGCATTCAATAGCGCAAATCCTAAACCATTTGGATATTCCGTAAATTTATTAAGTTTCCAAGTTGGGTTATCACTAAAACTCGGATAATAAACTTCTGAATCATTAAAAATTCTAGTTCCATTTATGAATACCTTAAGAGAGCCTTCTCTAAATGGGGAACTAATATTAGTCAAATAGTCAAGATAGTTCGGACTTAGGTCTCGACTAATTGGCGTTATTCCATCATAGTGCTCATGAGGATTTGATAAACTAGATGTTACTTCTGCTTTTACAGTTTGATTATTTGCTACTGTCCAAGTTATAGTTGTTGAATCTTCAAAAGTTAAAATTCCATTATCTATGTAATCGATGCCAGAAGGAGTTGTAAACCCTACACTAAAGTTTTTTGCTTCATTTGCTATAAGAGTTAATTTATCTCTTTCTGCTTGAAGCATTCTAACGAAAGGAACTGGATTAACTAAATCTGGAAAACCAAGTCCTTGCAGCGTTGCTAGAAATTCTTCAGTAACTTCATAAGTGCTATCTTGGTGCGCTCCAATATTATGTAAAGCCGCATCAACACCAGACGCTTTGAGATTACCATTATCTTGCAAAGATTGAGCAAGCCTTAAAGCCAAACTACCCGCAGTTCCAAATGAAGCTTGTAATTCTGCGCTATTTACATCAACTTGATAGTTAATGATATCTTCACGACGAACTAAAGCGGCAATCGGTAAATTGTCATAAGTATAATGATAAGGCTGATTGCCTTCGTACTGTGGTACTACAACTTGATTTATATCTGGCATAATAACATATTTATGTTAAATGTAATTAATTCTCCAGTTAAAAGTAATTTGAATTTGATCAGTTTTATTCAAATCAGCGAAAGTAGTCATACTATATAAGTCGCCATTATTAAGAACCAAAGCCATTTCATTAATGGCATATCCATTTGCATCAGCATAAGATAAAACAGTTGTAAAAATAGCTTGAGTAGGGTTTGTAGTATCAATATTACTTATGACAGATTTTTCTGCAACTGTAGCACCATAAAGACCAGTTCTGCTAGTATTCACCAGTTTTACTTGCCCGCTTTCTGTGCCTCCAGTACCGAAAATCATACGCATGACATAAAAATTTGTATAATCTCCTAGCTCATTAGTAATTGTCTTTGCTAATGCTATTCGACCTAGTCGTAATACAGTATTTTTAACAGTCCAAGATTTTTTATTTCCTGACTTATCTTCTACTGTTATGTCAACAAATCCTTGTGATTCAATGTCACTGCTGCTTTTCATTTTATTTCCCCTTTTTCGCTTGTACCATCTTTTCTTTCAATGAAGAATGTTATTGAGTCAGATTGCATTACTTTTTCAGATATGCCAGGATCTTGCCCTTGTTGTTGGATTGGCAAATTATTATTTCCGCTCATGCTTTCTAAGTTTAGAGCAAATGAACCAGATCCTGTTTCTACCATATAATTTATTACCTCTTGTCCATTTCTGCTTATGTCATATAAATCATATCCAAAAAATGCTGCAGAAGATTTGTCAAATTGAAGTAAAGTATAATTTTCTAATGTGCCAGCAGTATTTGTTGTGCCCCAGTTGTTAAAGTCTCCACCTATTCTTAGGCAATTATCAGAATCAACTTCGTAGTCTATAAAGTAATATGGTATATCATTTACAATAAGTATATAATTTTCTTTGAAGTTTTGTGTATCAATAAGTGTTGTATCTGGATTGTCAAATGTAGGCCAAGAACCTGGTTTATAAACTTTCATGCCGTAATATGACAAACTTCCTATTGTATTATCAACTACTCTTTGTAAGATTTTACCTGAGAAGGTGCCGCTTCCTGAATTCCACCCGCTAATAAAGAATGAAGCAGCATCTGTGGAATCAAGACTATAAAATTCGTATTGAGTCGAATCAGAATCTTTGTAGAAATAAGTTGAAGCACTCACAAAGTCAGAAATATCTACAATTCCTAAACCAACACTAGGTGTAACTTTTGCAATAAGTTCTACAGTATATGTTCCATTAGTAGAAGTAACAATGCCTTCATCAGAAGCGTTTAATAATTCAAATTCAACTCCTGTGGCAGCTACATCACTAAGTGTTCCATCATTTTCCAAAGTGAATATATTGTTTACGAAGCTTAAAATGTTATATGTAATCTCAGTAGATACAATTTTTATCTTCCAGCAATTAGATGCATATCCATTTGCAACGTCCCACAAAGATTTGATATCATATTCACTAAAATCTATTGTATTATCAAATATTTTATACATATTTGATTTTGTAATTACAAAAGAAGTATCACTTATTGTAATATTTGATATTCTAAATCCAAACGGAGAATCATTAATAAGTTCTGGTAATGTTTCAACGATTTCAATATAATTTTTACGAGCATTTGTTACAGTATATTCTCCAGAATATATATTTGGAGATAAAATTTCTAGAAGTGTATTTGATGCTGTTTTAGTAATTCCAACTCTCTCAAAATTAATTTCCGAGCAGAATAAATTGATATACTGATTAAAGAACCGAGTAGAACCAGTTTCTAAAGTGGTTTGGGTAGCTAAAGCATCTCTCAGTACTTCATTTATTCCTGTACCTTGGAACATAGATCTATTAAATAAAACTTGTGCCATACCAGCAATTACAAATTCAGAACCTTTATAGGTCAACAACATTTTGATATTTTCTTCTGGTGGCAAAACGAAGTCATGAAATGTGCCCTGGAAATTTAAGTTGTTTAAAGTTGCATGAAATGGAATGTATTCATTGATAATATTAATGCACTCTGTAATTCTAAATGTAGATAAACTATCTATTTCTACATCTAAATCAAAATACGGACTTATTGTAGATCTGCAAGGTTCAAGGAAATCTTTATCAATATCACATGGATTTGTACTATCTCTTAAGCTGCCATTATATTCATCCATGTTATAAACATTTTCACTATATGGGAATATTGTTCTCACTTTGCCAAACTTAACATCATTGTAGAATGGATTCTTAGTTGATACAATTATGCTGAACATGGGATCAAGTTCAGAAATTAATCTTGTATTCCAGTCCTTCTTTGGATAATCAAAATATTTATCATTTCTTGAATCAGCTAAAGGCAAAGTGAGAATGTAATCATGTATGTCAATTTGATTTTGATTTTCAAATGGTTTTATTTGATAAGTTATTTTTATATGGTCCCCATTGTTTAATGGAGCCCCAACCCAAACCATAGTGCTTACACCATTCGAGGTTGTAATTTTTATATTTGAAAGTGGAGCAAGTGCATAATCATCATATCTTGTTCTATATTCAAGAATAAAATAAGCATCTACTACAGATAAAGATACTTTAGTCAATTCAAAAGAATTCAGACCAGTATATTGAAAACTCTCAGTAAATACAAAGTCTGAGCCTGTAAGCCAAAGCTGATCATATTTTAGAAGTCTTATATTTGCTTCAGATAATGCGTGTTGTAAAGCACCGAGAGTACCTTTTCGTTTAAACTTAGGAATAGCTGTTTTTATTTGTCTGCGCCATAATGTTGGATCATTCGTTCTTAAGTTGAGTCCAAATAAATTTGCCAAGTAAACTAATAAAGGCTCCTGTACTACATTCGCATCCATCAAAAATTCCATTTGAAGTGCAAGATTTTCAAGTACTGTAAATCCTTGTGCAATAGATTTATTTAAATTGTTTATTGTTTCTACACTTATATCTTCTTTGGCATAGTTTAGTTTATACATTTCAGGAGTATAAACATCTAATAATTGTTCATACTTGTTTGCAGGCACTAAGTTGCTTGGATTTGTTACTTCGTTCTTTACATCACTACCAACGTAAAAGTGTATATAATCAGAAAGAGTATCAGACCCAAATTCTGGGGTCCATGTATAACACAAATAAAATTCGCCTTCTCGAACTGAACCATCTGGAGACCAAAGAAATCTAAATATGCCATTCTTTATAATTCCAACTGGATCTGACACTTTCTTTATTATTGAATTTGTGTTGTCTCCATATCTGCTCCAAATAGGATCAGAGTCGGATCCTGCTTTATAAACTACATCAGTTTCTGAATAATAAATTTGATTTGACACTATAGATGCATCAAGTTGATATTTCAAGTTTTGAGCAGCAATATAGTCTTCCTCGGTCTGTGTTTCTGCCCATTTTTGAAAAGCCTCTGCATATCTTCGTTGAATATTCAAATCATATTCTTGAACAATAGTAGATTGATTTTTTACTGCATTTAAGTTTCTTTCAACGAAATAAATTTTTATTGTATCAACTTTATATGGGTCAAAATTAAATGTGCCATCAGCTAATGGAGTTAAAAATGTAAATTGTATAATATTGTTTACATTTGTATTCTCAAAATAGTTTTTTACAAACTTGCCATCAATTATCTCACGTTGCGGCTCTGGTGGTCTCCCAGTAGTAGTAGATGTAGTCGTTGTAGGAGCCGGTGTAGTAGTCGTTGTAGGAGCCGGTGTAGTAGTCGTTGTAGGAGCCGGTGTAGTAGTGGTTGTCGGAGCCGGTGTAGTAGTGGTTGTCGGAGCCGGTGTAGTTGTAGTAGTTGTCGGTGCCGGTGTAGTTGTAGTAGTTGTCGGTTCTGGTGTAGTAGTAGTGGTTGTCGGTGCTGGTGTAGTAGTAGTGGTTGTCGGTGCTGGTGTAGTAGTAGTGGTTGTCGGTGCTGGTGTAGTAGTAGTGGTTGTCGGTGCTGGTGTGGTAGTAGTGGTTGTAGGTTCTGGTGTGGTAGTAGTGGTTGTCGGTGCTG